AAACGAAATAGTAACCAATTTTTTACAAAATTATAATATAGTTCCCCTAATTGAATCGACATTAGGTGGCGGATATGGTGCGGATGCAGGAGAACCTGATGCAATTTATGTTCCAGATAATAAAGAAAGAATATTAGGACTAGGAAAAGGTGCACAAAAAAATGATTATTGGTTTGTAAATGGTGGATATACCCAAATGCATTTTCCAAAAGCAGATGTAATGGTTAGAAAAAGTGCAAAAGGTACTGGTGATTTTTATCAATATGTAAGTAGGAGAAAGGTATTCACAATGGATGATTTGTTGGATATTCCTGAAACCGAAGATTATTTAACTGCTGACCTGGCAACATCTCCGTTAGATACTACCCAAAATGCGCCGGAGGTTGAAATAACTGGATTAGAAGATGTTGATTTAAAAGAAGTATATAGAGGAATGGGTTATGAGGTTGTTGAGTGGGTACTTGGTAAAAAACTAGAAATATTAGATAAAAAACAATATAAATTATTGGAAACTATTGGTAAAAGGTTTTCCAACTTTTTAACCGAAGGTGGTGCATACGGTCATATGAATCATCCATTTGATAATGAATTAAATTTAACTTTTGGTGATTTAAAAAACATAATAACAAAAGCCCTAAATGGTGAACTTGAACTGACTCGAGAAAAAACAGATGGCCAAGCACTTGCTATTAGCTGGAGAGATGATAGGGGATTAATTGCTGCAAGAAATAAAGGGCATTTAGCAAATAGTGGTGAAAACGCAATGTCCATAAAGGATGTTGCTACTAAATTTGCTGGTAGAGGTGGATTAACTGATGCTTACAACTTTGCTATGAAAGATTTAGAAAAAGCAATGGGTAGTTTATCCAAAGCACAACGGGACAAAATATTTAAGCAGGGTAAGAAATTTATGAACTTAGAGGTTATTTATCCAACCTCCGTAAATGTAATACCTTATGGTCAGGCTCTATTAGTATTTCATAACACAACTGAATACGATGATAGTGGTGTGGCAATTGGAGCAGAGCAATCTGATGCTACCGTATTAGCTGGGATGATTAAACAAGTAAATCAGCATGTTCAAGACAAATATACCATACAAGGACCACCCGTTACTCAATTACCAAAAGAGGAAAGCTTAAAACAATTACAACCAAAGTTTTTGGGGATGTTGCAAAAATTACAATCTAAATTTGGGTTAAAAGATAGCTATGGTATGGCAGAGTATCATCAGGCTTGGTGGGATGATTACATAGAAAAAAATTCACCTGAAAAGTTAGATAAAGAAACAAAAGACGGATTAATAAGAAGGTGGGCATTCTTTAATAAAGGTTTTGGATTAAGTAACAAAACAATTAAATCGGAAAAAGTATTACAATGGGCATTGGGTGTGGATAAAAACGACCACCAAAAAATATCAAAAGATAATATTCGACCATTTGAGGATATATTTTTGGGTGTTGGTTCTGAGGTATTATCATTTATGAGTTCAGTACTAACTGTAAATCCCGATGAAGCAATTCGTAGTATTAAAACGAGATTAGACCAAACTATTAAAGATGTTAAAACGGGTGGAGACCCTAAGAAAGTTGCTAAGCTTAAAATGGAATTAGAAAGATTAGAAGCGATTGGTGGTGTAAATAAAATTGTTCCAAAAGAAGGAATTGTTTTTGTATATAAAGGCAATACTCTGAAACTTACTGGAGTTTTCGCTCCGATTAATCAAATTTTAGGTTTATTCTATTAATTATATATTTATATAAAAAGTTATGGGAAATAGTAAATTAAAAAATACAAAAGCGGTTACTGAAATGTTGGCGGGTGTTCATAAAACGCAAACAAAAACAACCGTTGGTTTTGAAAACTCACCTACTTATGTTCGTCGTTCAGTTGGTGAACAATGGGAAGATGAGAATGGGGATATGTGGGAGCAAAAAGCCGGATATAAAGTAAAGCTCGGCAAGCTTCATCAATTAAGGGAGGACTTGAGAAAGTTTCCTAATTGTATGAAGGAAATTTGCGACTGTAAAAACCCAAAAAGATTGGATGAAAAAATGCGTGCTTTTCACGGCATGTGTTTTGATTGTGTATTAAGTATGGAATCAAAACTAAGAATAAGTGGAGAGTATGATAGATATGAAAAAAGAAAAATGCTTGAGAATGCGAAAGCATGGTTAAAGCAGGCTCAATTTGAAAAAGAGGCCCTTAAAGTTGCGTTAAAAATGAAGTTCATCAACGAAAATGGTTCGGTTGAAGAATGGAATGGAGTTAATATAGAAGATGTTCTATCAAAAGTAGATACTGATTTTGAAAAGTTACGAGTTGATTATATTGGAAAATTGGAGAAAGAACTTGAAGAAACCACAACTTGAGCACCTAATTAAATCAGCAGTAAGAAAAGTTATTGTAGAAGATTTAAGAAAATGGTTTGGCAAGGGTAAAACCGGCTCAACTACTGGTGGTGGTTGGGATAGATATTCTACCACAGGTGAAAAACTTGGTAAGTGTGGTGATGCGGAAGAGGGAGAACCATATTCTGCTTGCTTATCCAAAGAAAAAGCCCAAAAGTTGGGTAAGGATGGGATAGCAAGTTTTGTAAGAAGAAAACGGGCAGCTCAAAAAAAGGGTGGGGATGCCAAAAAAGGAAATGAAAAAGAAAAAGGGCAAACGCCTGTATATGTAAAAACCGGAGCATAAAAAAATGAAACAATCCCAATTAAGAAAATTGATTAGAGAATCAATAAAATCAGTTTTAACTGAAGCAAGTGTTAAAGATTTTAGAAACATGCCAACCGATCCACCAAACGAATCTATGATAAGATTGATTCTTATGAGAAAGGTAGATGGAAAAACTGCTGTTTATCGTTTAGAAAAAGATAATTGGTTTAGAAGATACCAAAATCCTGGTAAGGGGTATGGTTTAATGATTAGAAAATTTAGGATAGGAAATCAACCGATATCGGTAAAACCAAATCCGGAAATTGGGCCACACCATTCGGTATTTAACGCTTTGGTAACTTATTTACCATCTGAATTTGTTAATACTGATGATGATATTCCTGCGAACTATGAAACCGCAAAAGGATTTGTATTTTTAGGTACGCGGGCTTTTTCTGGATTTGAAATGCAGCAGGTATTATCACCAAAAGATATTGAAACATTTGTTAAAATGAACATATCTAATTATACACCATAATTTGAGGTTAATTATGAAAAAACAATTGGTAGAAAAGAATGTTCCAACCGACCCTTCAAAATGGTCTTACTATAAATCGCAGGCAAAAAAAAAGTTTGACGTATATCCAAGTGCCTACGCCAATGCCTGGGCAGCAAAACAATACAAAGCAGCTGGTGGGGGTTGGAAAACCGAAGAAGGGGTAGTAAATGAAGCAAAGAATGAACCGCCGGTAATAACTCAACTAAGAGATGTTATGAGGTCAGGTTATAAATCAGTTAAAGACCCTAAGACCGGAAAGCAGATGAAAGTAGATTCATACTCAGCATCCGCTATCATATCCGTTTATGACCAATTGAAGAAACAGGAGAATAGGGACCAATTTGTAAACGCAGGACTTATGAAAATGCAGACCATTGCGTTTAAGTTGTTGAATAGGCGGGAGGGGGTAATAAAAGAAAATACTACCGAAGATATAATAAAAGATTTGGATAAAGTAAAAAATGATTTAATTAAAAAGGTGGATGTATTAATTGCAAAAAAGAAAAAACTTTACTCCAATGTAGATATTGAATCACCAATGAGCGCAGATGAAAAACAATTAGATAAGGATATACAATCCATATTTTCACAAATTCAACAATTAGTTCTACAAAAAAGAAAAATGAAAAAAGAATCAGTAAACGAGGGAAATGCTTTTACTGGGGCACTTTTTAAAGCAAGAAAAGAAGGATTGAAAGAGTTTGAATTTGGTGGTAAGAAATACCCTGTTATAAATGAAGTTGATGATGATGAACCATCGGTTTCTTCAGTTAAAAAAGTGGGAAAGGGTACTGAAAAACAAAAAAAGGAGATGTTATCAATCCAAAAAAAATTAAAAGATAACGCCAAAAAAACGGTGGAGTTTACAAAAATTCCACAGGGTGATAGAACCCCTGCGCAAAAAGCCCATTTGAAAGATATGGCTGATTTAACAACAAAGTTAAAGAAGTTAAAAAGTTTGACAGAGGATATAGATGTAGGACATCAAGACGATGAACCAAATATGTTAAAAGCAGACCTTTTTCGTATCGCAAAATATGCAAAAGAATTATATGAATTATTAGGGCAATTTGATAATGCGGAAGAAGAGATTGATTTTCCACATTGGTGGCAATCTGATATTGTTAGTGCAAAAACTCTAATGGTAAATGCGAAACATTACCTAAATGGTGAATTAAATGTAAATGGTAATCCGTTGGGTGAAGTAAAAAAAAACTTGAGTGAGGGGCTTCAATATCACATAAAAAACAAAAAACCAATATCAGAAAATATTTACAGGTATGGTTCTCCCAAATTCTTTAAGTTGGTAAATGAATGTAGAACTCTTTGGAAAAAGGGTGAATTTATACCAATGAATGAAAGCGATGAATGGTTTTTAGATTCCGATTTAGGTAAGGTTGGTATTTATGAGGGAAAAAAAGTTCTTTTAGATTTTCCAATTTTAACCGAAGCAGAATATCAGGGACAAGAAGTAGAATTAAATTCACCCAAAAGAAATTCAGGTGAAGGTAAAAAATATGTAGTTTATGTAAAAGACCCAGAAAGTGATAATATTAGAAAAGTAACTTTCGGCGATGTAAAGGGTGGGTTAACTGCAAAAATAAATAACCCAGAAGCAAGAAAAGCATTTTCAGACAGGCACAATTGTCCTGATAAGAAAGATAAAACTACACCAGGTTATTGGAGTTGTAATTTACCCCGCCATTGGTCTAAAATCGGTGGTGGTGAGGATATAAATTCATATTGGTAAAATGAGTAAACCATACGCAGAAACCAAATCTAAAAGTATTATCTACCGGTCTTTTGATACGGATGTAGATAATTCAGAATTAGTATGGCATAGAGATAAAAAAACAAGATTGGTTGAAGTAGTTGATGGAAAAGGTTGGTATTTTCAATCTGATAATAAACTACCAATAGAACTTAAAGTTGGGGATGTATTTACCATACAAAAAGAAACATATCATAGGATACTAAAGGGAAAAACACCATTAAAAGTAATGATAAAAGAATTGGATTAATTACTTTTTAATCCATATTTATACTAAATAAGTTTCGATGAATGCGTATCATGTATTTTTGGTCAACGATGATAGACCGCCTGGAAGTTTTGAGTTATTGGTTCAAATGTATTCGTGTATAGTACACAAAATTTACAATTCAAATACACCACTTTATTTAATTACCGATAAAAAATCAAAAGAATTTTATGATAATTGGAATATAACCCCATTATACGATAAAGTTATTACCCATTATTTTGATGATTATCCATATGAAATGATTTCTAATAATTTTTGGGCATCCCCTAAAATATGGGCTATGTCTAAATTAAAAGCGCCTTTTGTTATTTATGATACTGATTTGGTATTATATAAAAACCTAAAAAAAGAAATGGATGATTGTGATTTATTGTATTTACATAGAGAATCACCATTCACATATGGGAATCCATTAGATATTGAACATTCATCTAGTTGGAGATGGGATGAAAAACTTAAACAACTATTTATAGATTCTTTTCCAATGAATTGTGCGGTAGTTGGTATGAAAAATGAGAAATTTAAAAAAGAATATGTTTCTAAGTATTTTAAATTTGTATTGGGTGCGAGTGGTGAAATAAAAAATATGACAGATGAGAAAAAAAAGATGTATGCCGCATCTTCCGCTCAAATTACATTGGAGCAATGGTTTTTAGCCGCATTATCAAAGGGGGTTAAGAACGTAAAAACAAAAGCATTAGTTCCAGTTATATACACCAATAAATCGTTTTATTCTTTTAATTTAGATGGTGAACCCGAAGAAGCACAGGAGTTATTAAATAAATCAATCTATCATCTTTGGGGCGCAAAAAAGTTTGAAAACAGCCCAAAATCAAAAATGTATATTCAATCCAAAAAAGATATAATAGCAGCTCTACCAATAATAACAAACAGTTCATATAATGATTTGTTAATAGGTAAAGCAAATGAACTTATATCAAAATTAGTTTAATAAAATTAAAATCAGTATTTATAATAATAGGAGGAAAAGTTATGAGCATTTTAAAAAAGTTATTGAGTTCGTTCGATCGATTTTTTATGGGTAAAAAAATAATAAATTTACCTGAAACATTAGAAATTGTAAAGATAGAACCATTAAAAACACAAATCAAACCACTTACATCTGCAAAAGCATCTGTGGGTCAATTATCACCAGAAGTGAAAACAGAAGAAGTAAAACCAAAACCAAAAAGAAGAAATAATTATAAATCAAGACAAAAAAAGCAGAAAAAAAATAATGAAACTGTCTAAAATTATTATATCTGTAATAATATTGTTAATCGCCCTATTTTTACTTAGGGATAAATTACCTATGGGTTTTGTTAAGAATATTTTCAATAACGAACCCATAATTGATACAGTAACAACGATAGAGTATAAATACGATACTATTAATACTGAATCGGAGGTTTATGCCCCAGAATGGAAAGATAAAGTTGTAGTTGATATAGATAGTATTTTTATTAATCAAAATGAACCAATAGATACTATGTCTCTTTTGAGAGATTACTACGCAAAATATTATTACGAAGATACAATTGCTGTGGATACATTTGGTTATATTGTGATGAAAGATACTATTTCAAAAAATCAAATTGAAGCACGGCAGCATATTTCAAATATTTTAATACCCACAAAAATTGTAACAAATACGATTTTAGTAAATAAAAGAGAAGTTTATTTGGGAACAGGTATTACCGCAAATAAAAATTTTATGGTTTTAAATGGTGAATTATTATTAAAAACAAAAAAGAAAAAAGCATATGCACTTGGAATTGGTTTTGATAATAATTTAGTACCAAACTTTACAGGAAAAGTTTATTGGAAAATAAGTAAATAATAAAAACCAATGCCGAAAACTTTAAAAGAATTAATATCAGAAGAGTATGTAAAGTGTGCGAAAGACCCAATATATTTTTTTAAAAAATATTGTTACATACAGCACCCGCATAGGGGAAAAATATTATTTAACCTATATGATTTCCAAGAAGATTTAATTGATTCTTTTAAAACCCACCGATTTAATGTTATTCTAAAATCCCGCCAATTAGGTATATCAACTATTTCAGCTGGATACGCAACTTGGTTGATGATATTTCATAGAGATAAGAATGTTCTTGTAATTGCAACAACGCAAGATGTAGCAAAAAACTTGGTTACAAAGGTTAGATTTATGTATGATAATCTACCAAGTTGGTTAAAGGTGGGTGCTGCTGAAGATAATAAATTATCACTTCGATTAAAAAATGGTTCTCAAATCAAAGCAGTTTCTGCGACTGAAACCGCAGGACGTTCTGAAGCACTTTCTTTATTGATTATAGATGAGGCCGCATTTATCAAAGGTATTGAAGAGATTTGGTTATCTGCACAATCCACACTTTCAACTGGTGGTGGTGCAATAGTTCTTTCAACACCAAATGGGGTTGGTAATTTTTTCCATAAAGTTTGGCAGCAGGGAGAAGCTGGTGATAAATGGCATCCAACGAGATTACACTGGACGGTTCACCCCGAAAGAAATCAAAGATGGAGAGATGAACAAACAAGATTATTGGGGGAAAAGGGTGCTGCTCAAGAATGTGATACTGATTTTATTTCATCAGGTTACACAGTCGTTGATGGTTCTGTATTGGAGTGGTATAAAGAAACGCATGTAACAGAACCTATTGAGAAGCGTGGATTTGATGCAAATTATTGGATATGGGATTATCCTAACTATTCAAAAGATTATATAGTTGTGGCGGATGTTGCAAGGGGAGATGGAGCAGATTATTCTGCTTTTCATGTGATTGATGTTGAGCAGTTAGAGCAGGTGGCGGAATACAAAGGTAAAATAGAAACAAAACAATATGGTGCTTTCTTATCATCGGTAGCAGCAGAATGGAACAACGCCCTTTTGGTGATTGAAAATGCAAATATTGGATGGGCTGTTATTCAGGAAGTAATTGACCGTAATTATGGAAATCTTTACTATTCGTATAGGGAGTTGGGATATATAGATGAAGATATTCATTTAAGGAGGGGATGGGATTTAAAGCAAAAAGAAGATATGGTGCCAGGATTTTCAATGACACAAAAAACGAGGCCTTTAATAGTATCTAAATTAGATACTTATATGAGAGAAAAATCACCAATAATTCACTCTAAACGATTGTTGGATGAGTTATTTGTTTTTATATGGAATGGGTCAAAAGCAGAGGCACAAAGGGGATATAATGATGATTTGGTTATATCATTTTCTACAGGTCTTTGGGTTAGAGATACCGCATTGAAGTTAAGACAGCAAGGTATGAACTTAACAAGAAATGCTTTAAGTAGTATCACCCGTGTATCTGGAAATCAAATAACGGTATTCTCAAGTAAAAACTCAGGCCAAAATCCATATATTATGAAAGATATTCGTGGTAATGATGTTGATTTAGGTTGGTTATTTTAAAAAAATTATATTTATACTTATGGCAGATAAATCTTTATTCGGTAGATTACAAAAACTCTTTTCAACTCAGGTTGTAGTAAGAAGAATTGGTAAGGGTAAAACTAGGGCTATTGATACACAACGATTACAATCGCAGGGTAATATAAAAGGAACTTCCTACTACGATAGATTTGGTAGATTACACTCATCTCGTCAAAATTGGGAAACTTACAATAATCAATACAATTATTCATCCAATCGGTTAGAACTTTATACTGATTATGAGGCGATGGATAAAGATTCAATTATTGCATCCGTTTTAGATATTTACTCGGATGAATGCACACTCAAGAACGATCTTGGGGATGTATTGAGGATTAATTCGGATGATGAAAATATTAAAAAAATATTACAAAATCTTTTTTATGATGTCCTTAATATAGAATTTAATCTTTGGGCGTGGATTAGAGGGATGAATAAATATGGCGATTACTATCTTAACTTAGATATTGAAGAGGGTATTGGTATTGTAAATGTATCACCAATATCAGCATATGAAATTGAAAGAGAAGAGGGGTTTAATTCCGATAACCCATATGAAGTTAGATTTAAAATGACAACGATGGGTGGTGGTGCTACCGGATTTAATTATCAAAAATCTAGCAACGATATACAAAATTATATTCCATTTTATAAAATAGCCCATTTTAGGTTATTTTCAGACACAAACTTTTTACCTTATGGTCGTTCCTTATTAGAACCTGCTAGAAAAACTTGGAAACAATTAACCCTTATGGAAGATGCGATGTTAATTCATCGTATTATGCGTGCTCCTGAAAAAAGGGTATTTAAAATTGATGTTGGTAACATACCACCAAATGAAGTAGACCAGCATGTTAGGAACATTATAGACCAAATGAAAAAAGTTCCTTATGTAGATGAAGCTACTGGTGATTATAATCTTAAATTTAACATACAAAATATGTTAGAAGATTATTATTTACCCGTAAGAGGTGGTCAAAGTGGTACTCAAATTGATACTTTGGGTGGAATGGAATTCACTGGTATTGAGGATATAAATTATCTTAAAAACCGAATGCAGGCCGCTCTTAAAGTTCCAAAAGCATTTATTGGTTATGAAGAGGGTGTAGAGGGTAAAGCGACGCTTGCTCAACAAGATATTCGTTTTGCTAGGAGTATTGAGCGGGTACAAAAAATTGTTTTATCCGAATTGACAAAAATAGCAATCATACATTTGTATGCACAGGGATACGAAAATGAGGCCTTATCTAACTTCTATTTAGAATTAACACCACCATCAATAATTTATCAGCAAGAAAAGGTTGCTCTTTGGATTGAAAATGTGCGATTGGCATCGGATATAAAAACATCAAAACTACTTTCACAAGAATGGGTATATAAAAATATATTT